CTAAAACTTTTAGTTGTTTTTTATTAGGTGTATATGTTTTTCTTTTATATCCTAATTTTTGTCCTTTCTTTACCATAAGTCTAATAGGAGAATGAACTATTTAAATTTAACTCTCACCAATTAAACTTCCATTCGTAAGACGTCTAATAAATACTTTCTTATAAACGGTTATTCCTTCTGCTTCTGGACTTATTGGTCCTGGATTTAATACACTATAACTATCTCCACTATTACTTCCTAACATAATCCTTACTTGTGTTTCAGAACCTGTTAGATTAATTCCCCCAGAAAGATATAGTTTATTATCATCATTTTGTAATTTACCTTGTTCTACTAAAATACTATCATTTGTTCCTAATGAACTGTTTAATGGTAATAAAATACCTGAAGTATAATCATTAGAACTTTCAACTAAGACTAAACTATCATCATAGGTACTATCATAATTCTCACTAAAATAAATTAATCTAACAGGTCTACCTGCTTTATCAATAAGATTATTAAATCCTTTTTGCAAAGTACCTGCTACTCCCATTAACTTATACTCCTATTTACATGATAAGTTCTACCAAGTGATTTTAATGCGCTTTCTCCCATTATTCTATACTGAGCTGCGCTTAGTTGATCTCCACTATCATCTATAGAAAGTTCTGCTAAATGTATCTTTTCTCCACCTGTCTGTGAAGATTGCATATCTACTGCATCTGCAAATGCAAAGTTAACTATTGCTGGTTGATAAATTGCATCAATAGAATTACTACCTATTACTGCTCCTGTGAAATTAGCCACATGTTGTCTGGCCATATCTGCGATTGCCACCATATTACCACTAACACTATCTGTTAATGCTAATGTTTCGTCTATATGTATAGCAATACTTCCAATTGTACTAAGCGAAGTTACTGCCATTATTGGTATCCTATATTTATCCCTAATCCAGATTTGCCTGTTCCAAGTCCTTCTCCTTGTATTCTTACCTTTGAATTAATAGGCATTCTATCATAGTCTGTTAATATTGAACCTGTTGGTGCACTTCTTAATTCTACTCTTGGAAAATGAACTCCTGCAATTACTATTCCTTCACTTGCACAAGCTGTACCTGATTTCCATACATAAAATGTTGGTCCTGATGTTCCACTAACTGAAAATGTTAAACTTCCTGTTTTAATCCAACTTCCTGGATTATCTGCTCCAAGATTTTGAATACCTATTATTTCACCATTTAAATCATGTGTACTGTAAATATCTAAAGTTCCAGCTGCTGCTATTAAACTACCTGGTTCAAATCTGTATTCTTTTATACGATTGTCTCTAACCATTTATACCCCCATTGAATTTAATTAAAATTAAGTTTATCATCTTATCGTCATTTGACTTGCCAAGTTGAAATTGGCGTATTTCATTTTTATGTACCTGATATAAGGTGTATCCAGTCAACATTCCCATCGGTTTCACACATATATAGTTCATCATCTATTCCTTGTGCGATTTGGCTACCTAAGGCAGCTGTCATTCCATCTGGGTCACTCTTGGTATAGATTATCCTTTCTGGACAACCAACTGCACTTCCAGTTACTCCGTGTATCATACCAGGATTAAGCCTGGATTGTCTGTATCTGTTATTATTGCCATTTGTTCCTCTATATTTACTTGCTGTGTTTTTTTAAAAAATAAAAATAAAAAAAATAAAAAAGAAAACTAACTTTAACTACTTGTAATCTTTGAGATAGCATTACTTCTTAGTACCGAGATACCAATTCTTTGCGTAATAGCTGCTCCTTGCATATCATAAAGCGGCATGTCGAAATTCTCTACTGTTAAGTCTCTCTTTATAGCAATCAAATATGCTTCACTTCTATCAATAACGAATGCTGTTGTTGCAACCGCACTGTCTCCAGCATTTGAACTAAATCTTGTTACTGGCATTCCATATATTGTTCCTATAAATCCTGTACTCATCATTTCTCTATTCCCTGCTCTTTGTGCTTCTACGAAAGTATCAATATTCCTCAAATCATTAGCTACTTCGTTTCCTACAATTAAATCAGTTGGTTGGTAATCTTCCTCTTCTAAATCAAACATACTTTCTGCAATGTTTGCTATAGTAACGGCTGCTCCACCTGCTGTTGTTGCACCAGTGCCTGCGGTTAATCCTGCCAATATTAACTCTGTTTCTAAATCGGCAAATCTTTTACCTATTGCTCTGATGTTTCTTTGTAGTAATTCGAACTGACTATCTTCCATCATTTCTCTTGTAATTCTTACTGATACACCATATTTTGCTGGTGTTACTGTTACAGTAGAAAAATCAAGACTTCTTAATGGAATTTCTGCTCCTTCAGCCACTAATTCAATTTCATTAATTGAACTTGGTGTCTCTAAATTAATAGGTATGCTACTTCCTTTAATCTGACTTGGTCCAATAACCATCGCTGCTAATTCTCTTGGTAATAGAGCTTTATCTACTGCTTCTATTAACGTTGGAAAAATTAACTTTGGAATTAAAAGTGTTCCTGGTGTACCATCTTCAGTACTAATAAACTCTGATATTTTTTCAAATGCCATTTAACAATTTAATGTAGCTAAAAGATACAAATCAGTTCCACTCGCGCTATTAGTTAATGCTCTACCTATTGTAGTTCCACTCCAAACTGTTGTTACATTACCTTCTCCAATAACATGTTGAATTACCCCACTACCTGCTACAATCTTTTGTCCGCCTGAAATAACACCACCTGCTCTTAGGATATATGTCCCTCGAGTAGCTACTCCTATTACTGCATTTGTTCCAGAACTTACTGTTGTAATAGCAATTCCGTTACAATGATTAACATTTGCAACTGGTAAGAACTCAATGTCTTGTGGTACTACTGTACTCAATGTACTTCCAACTGCTTGCGCGGCTGTTGCTGCATTTGATACTACTAGTTCACCTGCTTCTAAGTCTGCTGCTGCTACTCCTTGTATAATTCTTGGGTTTGCCCCATCACCATACATTTGTAATCCACTTGGACTTGCATTTGTTCCCATTATCTAACTAACGTGAAAGAATTATGAGACGATCGTACAATATTTAATGCACCTTCTTCAGCTTCTACTTCTGCTTCTGTTTCTGTTTCTGTTTCTGTTTCTGCTTCCTCTTCCTCTTCTGCTTCTTTAGGTTCCTCTTTAGGTTCCACTTTAGCTTCTGATTCAGGTTCTGCTTTTACTTCATCTGCATCAGCTTCTTTAATAGCCATCTTAACCCATGATTTAACTTTCTCTTCAGTAACTGCATCTTCTGCTTTCACAGGTTCAACTACTTCAGGTTCTACAGGTTCAGCCACTTCTACTTCTGCTTCTGCTTTTGGTTCTGCTGTCTCTTGTTCTTCACTCATTTTAACCTCCTTTGTAATAAATTGATTATCACCTTTGGCATTATATGCCTCTTTTAAAGCGATTTGAAATGTAGCACCTTCATCTGCTGGTACTGCTACTAAACTAAGTTCTTTAAACGTTATCCCCCTTGGAATAAAGTAACCATCTTCTTCCTCTATATCTTCTACTACTGCTCCTACTGAAACAGTATTCAATCTTCCATCTTTAATCATGGCCTTAGCATTTTCATCTAATACTTTGGCCTTAAAATCTACCTTTTCTTCCACCTCATTAAATTCCCCAGAAAGTACTCTACCCATTATACTATCAATAGTATTCTCGTGATCTTTAAGTAATGGTACCCCTTTTAATGTTACTGCACTCTTTTGTAATTCTTCACTTAAAAATTTATGATTATTAGAAGTAACTACAGAATTAATCGCTGTTCCTTGTATAATAAAATCACCATTAATAAATCCTTGTTCTGCTATGTCTACTTGGTAATTTAAATTGAGATTTACCATTATACATAACTTATGTATCAATTCTTTAAATAGTTAAGTAGATGTAGTATATACTTAAGAAGATTGTTTTTTATTTAAATATAATTTATGATAATGCTTACATCCCCTTATTCTACATACATATTCATCAGTTATTATGCCTTTATGCCACTTAAAATCACAATAAGGATAATAAAATCCCTTATCATTTCTTGAAGGTTTTATTTTTAACACTTTACTTACTAAATTATCTTTTTTCATTCAAATCTTAATAAAATATCAACTTGTGTATTCTTAGGGCCAATAACAGTAATAATCAATCTTTCATTAAGATTAAATTTCTCCATATTTGGTATATCTTCTACCCTATGATTATCTGATAACATTGGTAACCCTCTTGCTCTTGGTGCAAAATAATGTACCCCCTCAAACTCTTTAATATGAAATATTGTATACTCTAATTCACTTTCTACTATCACACTTACTTTTTGATTTGATTTAAGAATTAATGCATCTAATTTACCTACAATTACATCTGTAGTGATTGTTCTTTGGTCATCTGTTTGTATGCCTATTGCTATTTCACCTGTATCATCTGTTAGTTCAACCAAAGTTCTTATTGATTTTTCTTAATCTCCTCCTTGTTATTTGGGTATTTTGTCCTACTATTCCTAAGTTTGGTAAATCTGCTCCTTCTTCTATTCCTGCGTCTTGGTTCCTTAATTCATTAGAAGTAGGGGTTTGGGTTAATCCTTTAGTCGAAATGGTTGTATCGCTTCCAGTATAATCTTCCCATCTGCCTATTAAAGGGATTGTTTCCATAGCTACTGCTGAACCTATCGATACAATATCTGCATCATAATTTATATCTCCAGAATGAGCCATACGAGTAACTCTTTGTCTTGTTTCAGGATCAATAAACAAGGTTGTTCTTCCGTCCATTATCCCTCCAGAATGTGTGCTTGTTTAAGTTTGGTCTCTTTTTCCCAGTGTTTAGTAAAACATTCACTACATAACCATATTCCACAATACAATGTAAAAGCCACATTATCCTTGCATTTCTGACATATTGGTCTATTTTCTGTGGTTATTTGTTGCATTATACACTCTCCCAAGAACAACGGCACATAACATGTACAGGAATCATATCCTCTGCCTCATTTAATAAAAATACTTGTCCGTTTAGTCCATCACATTCTGGGCAAGTTCGTTCGCTTAATGCTGCTAAAAATCTAACTTTCTCTATCTTATTATCTTTATAGGTATCAAGTAATCCTCCATTAGCTAATCTTACTGTTTCGGTTCTACTTATGGCTATTGGTCTATTTTCTGCTTTGTTTACTAATTTACCTTCTTTTATTCTATCTTTAAGGTTTAGACTTGTTCTTATTTCAGTTTCTATTTCTGCTATTGTTCTGTTCTTTCTAAATCCTTCCTTAAGAATAAATCTTAGTTTGTTTGTTTGTTGAGTAGTTAATAATCCATCTGCTATATCTGTTTCTGTTACTGCTCTTAGATTCTCGAATTTATCTACTCTTAATCTTTTTAATATTCTTACTAAATAATCTGAATAATTAAATCCAGCTAACTCATATAAACTACACCATTCTTTGATAGTCATTGAACCACTTGCTTTCTCTGTTAATTGTTGTCCACATCCACATCCTTTCATATGTTCATGTTTTAGCAATTTTACGTTTTGCGCAGTGATTTTCCCTTGTAAATTATCGTTTTTTGAATTTGCAGATGGTTTTGCGCCTGGTACTTCTGGTTGTTTAATTTTGCTTTCTTTCTTAGCTTCTGGGCTTCTTGGTCCTGATACATCTGGTTTCGGTTTAGCTTTCGCTGTTTCAAGACTTGCATCTCTAAACTCTTCTTCTTTTTGTTTCTCTGCTTCATCAAGTCCTGCTTCTGGTTCCATCAAAAACTTATCTGCATCTTTAAAGTCTAATAGTCTTGCTAAATCTAATTGTAAAAATCTTTTCATGTTTTCACTTATATTGAAATTACCTAATAATGCTGTAATCTTTTCTATTCTTAAGTTAATTTCTTCATCTGTTGGTAGATTCCATACAAAGTCTACTTTAATTTCTGCGCCTACACTTTTATCTGATTGATTAGATTTATCTGTCTCTGGACTTGGAAATTTATTTGCTAATAATAATGGTTTAAATATTGTGGTCTCGATGATTGTTTCTATTTCTTCTCTTGCTGCTTGAATAAATCTATTTTGGTCATCTTTTTGTGCCTTAGCTAATCCTTCTGGCACATTTGCTTTACCTAATAGAACCATTGGAATATTAACTCCAGTAGCTAATGTTTGCATGTCTTGCTCCATAGTATCAGTCAAGTTAGTACCTAAATTAGTAAAGTCTAATACTTTCATTTCAGTATTAGCATCAGTTACCCATTCTGTTCGATTATTCATAAACTTAAGTTTATTAGCGAAATCATCTATGTCCTGTTCATTAACATTTTCTCCAGGTACTCCTACTTTAACATGTATTGGTGCTCCGGCTTTACGTTTAATTAATTTATGTAGGTCTTGATCAAGTTGTACTAAGTTTTCTATTGTTCTTTCATTTGTCCATATTAATCCTATTCCATATGCCTCATTAGCTATCTTATTTATTTTTAGGTGTGCTATCTTTTGTGGTTTAAAGTTGGTTAATAAATTACTCTTCTTTATATTTCTAAAAGTTTGCCCTAACCATTGATTATATTCTAATACTTTTCCTTTCTTATTACGCCTTACATACATGTTATTTGCGTTTAATACTCTTATCCTATTGTTATCTAAATCAAGTTCACCAAATCCATTTCCTTTTACTAATGCTTCTTTAATCCATTCTCTTAGAAAACTTGAGAAATTAGTGTCATCTAAAAAACTATTAATGAAGGCTTGTATATTATCATCTTCTACTTTTACTGAGAAATCACCAACTATTTGGTTCTTTAGTTTGTTTATGATACCGTTGATAGTTCCTACTTTCTTAAATACTTTCTCAGCTGCTAGGAAGTCAAAAGGATGTTCTGCTCCTAACTCCTTAGGAAAACGGATTTCTTTATCTATTACTTCTCCTTTAAATTCTTCTTGAACATGTAATTGTCTTGATTTATCACTCACAGCTAAGTAACTCTTTCTACTTTTATTTGCCATAGAATACTTAGTCCTTATTTCTTTTTATATATTGAGTATATCAGTATATACTAACTAAGGTGAAATATAAGGCTTATAGGCAGATGATAATTCAAATATCATCTTCATCATGATAGCATCTCCATAATCAGGCGATCTGCCAATGCTCTCCTTAATTTCATCTTTCGGGACTAAGGTAATCTTCATGTCCTTGTCTATGTCTTTTTGTGCTACCTGTTCAAGGTCTTCTATGATTAATTCTTTAATTTCGTTTGATACATTCATTATAGAGATAGTATTATTATTAACATATTCAGCTAACTTAAAATAACATTGTGCCTTAAGGTTACGATAATTATGTAGTTTCTTGCTAGCTATAGATTCTTTCGGTGAGGAATTGTTTACGAATCCCTTAGAATAAGGCATCATGTCGACTACTCCTCCTCCTACACCATCTTCATCTATTACTATGTTACGATGGTAAATCCCATACTTTTTAGCTAATAGTCCAATCATTTCAATCACTTGTTTAACTGAAGATTTGTTCATTGTATGAATATGATTAATCAGATTACCTTCCCAACAAACAAATACTGTTTTGTCCATTCCAAATCTTGCTACATCTACTGACATATATTTTTGTTCTTTTGGGTGATGGATGTACTCGTCTGTGAACATCTCGAGTATCTTTTCATATTCAAATATTTTAGTAGGATCGTCATCATACTCAAAGTTACCATGAAGTAGTCTTTCTCTTGTTACCTTGTCTGCATTTCTTAATTGTTCAATATAAGATGGGTCCAAATAAGGATTGTCTGTTGCTAATGCTGTTATAAATACTCTGTAACTTGGTAATTTTCCATCTTTCCATGGTTTGTAATAACGATGATATACATGATTCTTTGAGGGATTGAATGTTTCAAGTATCTTAGGGATTAATTTATATTCTTTGTTTTTACATCTACCCATTCTTGTTTTAAGGATTTCTATTGATTGTGGTTGGTTCTCATTACTTTCATCTACAAATGCTCCTGTCAGTTCAAGGCCTCCAAAACGGGTATATAATGGGTCAGAAGGTTGATAACTCATATCCATCAGAAAGACTCTTGAACCATTATGAAATGTTATAATATTTGTTTGAGAGTTCATAGTCATTACTTTGCTTGTATCTAATCCTAATAATTGTAATGTCTGAAAGAATGTTAATAAGGTAGTTTTCTTAAGATTAGTTAACTCTCTTCTACCTATGACCCATGCAGTCCCAGGATATTCTAAACATTGTCGGATTATCCAAAAACAACCAAGAATTGATTTACCGCCACCTGCTCCTCCTCCATAACCTATCTCTTTTGTTTTATTATCTGTTAATTTAAGATAAGCATATGCTTGCTTAGGAGTAAGATTGAATGTATGTTTTTTTTTAATTCCATCGCAGTTTTGTAGAACTATCTGCACTCTAGCAGATTATTCCCTTGTTGTTTAATTGATTCTCGTTTCCCATAATGTCATAATTTCCATTTTCATTTCGTCTTTCGATTCATTTCTGAGGTTCTTTTGGTATCTTCTCCATTTCAATCAAATCCTTTACTTCTTTAGGGATATTTACTTGTATCATTTTGTTATCGTTCTTAGTGATGTTTAGATTACTTACGTGTTCTTTTGGTCTGATTACTTCAAGTCCATGTTTAGTCAGTTTGATTAAGTCTTCTGTTTTATGTATGTCTCCATTGATTAATAGTTTTAATAATCTTTCTGTAGCCACAGCACCAATTAATGTTTGTTCTTTGATCATTTTTTCAGTAATTTTCTTGTCTTGTATCTGAATTGCATCTTCTCTTAGTTTGTCCCAATTACCTTCTTTTTTCCATTTGTATATCTTAGGTTTACCTATATGTAATCTTTTGGCTATTGTATATGTGGGTACACTATCAATGTATAATTCTAATGCTTTCTGTCTTTCTTTATTTGATTTAACCATTTTTCCATTTTGAATATAAATCCACAGGCTCTGCCTATTTTGGCTGCATACCGAAATATCCAACCGACAGACTTACGCAATTTGACCTGTGGCTATTGGGTTAATTATGCCCTCACTCAATGAGTATTATTCCTTCTTTTGTGCTCTCATTAATGCAATTGTTGCATCTTCCATCACTTTATATTTATAATGATAGCCTTTGTATTTGTATACTATTGTCTTTAGATATACTGGTACTTTGTATCTTGAGGTTAAGCTTTCATCATTTCTTTCTCTTTCGACTATCTTTACAAAATTTGCTAAGTCACTGTATTTTGCCCAGTCAATCTTCATAGGTTTAATGTCTCCTGCCTTAACATATCCATGCTTTTTTGAAGATATTTTTGCTTGTTGTTCAAAGTATTCATTAAATTCTATAATAGCTACCTGCATTGCAAAAGGTTTACCTGCTTTAGTTGCAATTAATTCTTGTTTCTTTGCTTCTTTCTTAAACTTGTTTTTAGGTGTGTTTTTTTCCATTATAGATATAAACCCTGTAGAATCTCCATCACTTGTTGTAGGTGTCAAATCTTTTTCTGCTTCTGTTTGAGCTCTTACTATTCCTGCCATTTGTCCTCCTTTGTATTAAATTTTAGTTTCATCCTTTGATCCTTGCTTTTAGTTCTTCTCCATTAAGCATAAAGTTAAACCTTGCTGGTGGAGTTAATCCTTCTTTAAGCATTTCATCAATCAACCCCAAAACATGTTTTTGTATGTCTTCTGAAAGCTTATCTACATCAAATTGACAGCCTATTTCAGACATTTCAAAGTAGTCTTGTATGATTTCTTTTATTGTTTTCATGTTTTTCCTTCAAGTTTTTCTTTTAATTGTTCCATGTGCCACAATCCACAAGATTCATCTGCTAGATACATCTTAACTAATTCCAAAACATTTTTTAATGCTTCTAATCTCCCTAAATCTATTACAGATATTGGTTTGCTTGTTGGATTATTCATAGCTTCTTTTTCAGTTTCTAGTTCTTTTATTGTTTTCATTTTCTATCAACTTTATCTCCATATTTTATAATAATCCACATAAGTAATGCCCCTAAACCTATAAAGAATATTCCTACTGGCAAACTAAAAACTCCAATAAAAATTAAAATTATTGCTATTGTCCAAGCAAATCCTCTTCCAGACTGATTTTGAAATTGTGTTAAACTATTCACCATTATCCTATTGAACTTGATTTATCTACTCCTTCTTTTAATTGTCTGTTTAGTTCATCTAATGTTTCTTGTTTTTGTTCTTTTAAAGTATCCATTTGTTTAAGTAATTCTGTATCTTGTTCATCTTTTTGTATCCTTAAAAAGTTTCTCCATCTATCATCAAAATCTCTTAAGTAATTTTGTTTAATCAATAAGGCCCTATTATAATCTAAATTGCCTTGCATATCTTCAATTTCCTTTTTAACTCTTATTTTACCTTTTTCAGTAAATCCTTTTTCTTCTTCATTCAATTGTCTTTTCATTCTAAAACTCCTACTAATATAATTGCAACAATTGCGATTATTAAGAAAATTAAAGCACACATCCATATTGGACTAAATACCCACCACCAACTCCAATCTACTTTACCCCATAGTTTTGCTATAGCAAATATACAAGTAAGTAAGGTACATATCCCTGGTCCACTATAACTTATTTTACTCATTTTTTAAAGAACCTCCCGCAACTTTTACACTTAACTTGATTATGTTTTGTAACATCATATTCATCTTCTTTTAAACACCAATCACAGATTAGTCTTTTATATGTATGCTCTACTTTATTCTGATATACTATTTTCATCACCTATTAAATTTATTTGTTCATCTACTGCATCTCTACAATAAATATCTGGTTTAAATTCTTGATGCTCTGCAAACCATAAAATCTGTCGAAGTGAAAATCCTATACTTCTTTGCACTATCTTATCCATTGGTTTTACTGTCTTTCCCATATACATAGTTAATTAATCAATCTATTTAAATGTTTGTATGGTCTTAGCACTATGCTCCCAAGTCAATAATTCAGCTGTTTTCCTTGCTGTCTTAGATAATACCTCAAAATAGCCTTTATCTAACTCATAGGCTTGTCTAAGTGCTTGTCTAAGCATATCTATGTTAGGGGTAAGCCATTTAATCCCCTCATATTGTGTGTCAAATTTAACTTCTTCTAATTTGCCTGATATGATCCATCCTGTTTCCATTGAACAATAGTCTGTCTGTCCCCCAAAGTCGGTTGTTATTACTGGTTTTCCACAAGCCATTGCTTCTAAACAAGGTATGTTAAATGCCTCTGCTCTACTTGGCGATACAAATACATCACATTGATTATATAAATTGACTAATTCTTTGTATTCCATATTGTCTGCATTAATCTTTATCTTAGCTTCTCCTTTAAAGTTATTCATTATGTCTTTATTAAAACCATAAGCAGGATTAATCTTTAAAACTAATTCTACATTATCTTCTTTAGTAAATTCTTCAAGATATGCTTGGATAAGGTATTGTATTCCACCCCTATCTTGCATATGTCTAAATCCTTTATTTGCTAAGAATGTAAATGGTTTTTCTAATTTTTTAATCCAATCAGTTCTTCCTGCATCTTCATCTATTAATAATTCACTCATTTGTTTAACCTCTTCATTTGTTGATAAAAATATTTTCCTCTTTCTTTAACATATCTTCCTCTCTTAGGATTATTTTTAGTATCAGTATTTTGATATAAACACTTATTTTTAAATCTTCTAAATTTTTTTGCTAATTCTAACTTTTTCTTTAATATTTTTCCTACTATATAAGGTTTAATTGCATCTATAAATAACTCAATTTCTTCTTGCTTACATTCCCATATTATAGATTTATATACTTTTAATTTGCTTTTAGATTTATATTTTTCTTCCTTCATCAAATATCCACCAAAATTTTTATTAAATAAATCAGCTATACCATTATCCTTAAACCAAATTATTATTCTAATTCTATAGGTATTTCTACATTTTTTTGAGTAGGAATGTTGTCTATTTATTGAAAAACAATGAGATGCTTCAAAATATCCTGCTAAATATTCATTTAATTTATCATTCTCTTGGTTAATTAAGCTTTTCATTTTGTATTGTTATCCTTTTGTTATACCCTTCTTAGTTTTATTATGACAATCTAAACATAATGTTTGTCCATTAGCTATCTTAAATCTTAATTTTGGATAATCAACCCACCTTTTAATATGATGTGCTTCTAAATATCCTCCAATAATACCACAATCTTGGCAAGTAAAATTATCTCTTGTAAAAATGTCTGAACGCCATTGGCGATATTGGAAGGAATTTTTTATCAATCTTGTCAATGATGTAATTCCACCTTTCCAATTGGGATGATTTTCGCCCCTTAAATTTTTTCTATGTCCTTCAGATAATTTTCTACCGGTGAGTGCTTTACTTATTTTCTTTCTGACATTTCTTCTTTTAGCAGGATTTTTGTTGCCTCGCATTGATTCTCTCATTATTATTATGTCTGGTCAGCCCGCTTGGTTCCGGTATCGAGTAAATCGTTGCCGAAACTTGATACTCCTCAGAGGACACGGGCTGACCAGAGCAACCATTTTAATTTGTTAATCTTCGACTTTATTGATCTTCTTCTTTTTCTTCTGGCGGTTCTATATTTGAGTCGGCTTCCGCCTTTGCCGTTTCTTCGTCCTCTATTTCTTTCAGCTTAATCACCTTACCCA